ACCAGTACCCGCTGAATTAGTTCCTGTTACTACAGCAGTAACAGTTGCGCTAGCTTTTACTTGGGCCTCTGTTCTATTAGCGGCAAAGGTTAAGGTGTTACCAGAGTTTCCTGTGGTGCTTGCTAAAGTTCCTGAACTAGTGGTCCAACTTACCCCTGTAATAGTTCCCCCAGAGGCTGCTAAAGTTAAAGTAGAAGTGCTGCTAGGATCATAATAAGTACCATCAAAGGAAAAAAGAACTGGAGAAGCTGTTAAGGTTAAAGCAACTCCGTTTACTCCGGGAGTTCCGTCTGTTTTTCTTGCATAAATAGTTGGATTTTCCCATGAAACAGCTACATTTGTTGCAGAAGGTGAGCCGCTTACAAGAGCAGTACATGAATATACTGTATCTCCGTTGCTTGATATACTTGGGGGCGAAACATTCCAATCAGTATTACCGATTGTAAGAACAGAAGTAGTAAAATTAAAAAATGATTGGGATGTAGTAGGTTTAGTAGGAGATGCTCCATTACTCGCTTGAACATCTGAATAAATTTTTATCTCTGAGACTGCTGTTCCTTCTACTTGGAACACAGGGCCCCAAGCATACGCGGTTCCTCCTGCTGCTACTGTACCTTTTGATGACCATAAAGTTTCTAAAGGTGTAGTTGGAGGATTGTCTGACCAGCCACTAGGAATATTAAGACCATTAGCTGTTGGAGTTGCGGGTTTAACAGTTACTCTTTTGAATACAAAGTTAGTGCCTGCTCCTGTATCTCCGTCTGTTCTTTGTGTGTAAAGTGTTGGAACAGTCCAATAATTATTTGTACGGGAACCTTGTGTTGCGTAGATATAGTTATGAGTTGAAGTTGAAGACCCTACTATAAGAGCTGAGGAAGAGTACACTTTCTGATTATTAGCTGTAAGAGCTGGAGGAGATATATTCCAGTTACCGCTGGCAGCAACTTGTGTACCTGTTAACTGATTAGTAGTAAAATTATAAATAGCTTGAGCACCATATGCGGGCACATTTGGAGCACTACCCGTTGTAGCATCAGAGTATATTCGTATTTCTGCTACTGCATCAGCATCTAATCTTCTCGCTGAAGTCCAACTATACGCAGTACCTCCTGCTGCAACAGTACCCTTCGAAAACCATAAGAAGCCCGTTCCTGTAGCATTAGCCACATCAGTAGTCCATCCTGATGGGGTATTTAAACCGTTTGCTGCAGGAATCGCTGGATTGGGTGTGGTTGCGGAGTTTTTAAATATAAAGTCTGTTTGAGCCCCTGTTGTTCCTGTTGCTCCCACGCCTCCTGTTGCTCCACTAGCATTCTTATTAAAAGTTTGACTCGATGTAACAGTTTGAATTCCTTCAATATCTATAGAGTATTGAATCTCAGCGGTCGCTGCTGTAATATTACTAGCAGTTCCGTATACTATAGTTTCAAGAGTAGGTGTTGCAGGATCAGTAATAATATTTGTAGCTGTACCATGACTGCTATTAGTAGAATTAGGAGTAATACCTGTTCCTGAAGCGGTAACTTTAAAATTACCTGCTGCAGCGTTTCCTGTATGTATAGCTGTTAATAAAGTTGCTCCTTTCCATACTCTTATATGTGTTCCAGATCCTGTATAATTTGGACTATTACTATTATTAGTATCAATGGGTATCGCGTGCGCTTGGTTTGTATTTACTACCGTATACGCATCGCTTCCTGATTTAACAGCTGCTATAGTTATTTTATCTGTGGATATTGCTGTCCCAGGGTCTGCGGCTTCTGAAACACTTACTGTTACAGTAGAAGGATTAACAAAATTATCCATATCAGCCACAACTGGATATGTGAAAGTATCAGAGGCTCCACTACCGTCTGTATGAGATCCTTCGTTTGTAATTCCATCTCCAGTAAATTTAAAATATGGATCAGTAAAGCCTTCTGAATCTGCTGTTAAAATAATATCATTGCTTACACTTGGTGTTGGATTTAACCCATCAGTATCATATACAGCAACATAATGAGAAGATTTTAAGCTTACGCTATTTGCGCCCGCTCCTGCTATAGACTTACTTAAAGTCTGAGTAGTATAAATAGTATGGGTGGTGCCCGCTTGCTTATAGATTATAGGCCAAGTTACTATTTCATCATTGTCAGTTCCTGCCTGCCCCGTATGATTACTAATAGTAACCACATTAGCAGTTACACTAGAAGGAGTTCCAATGGTTAGGTCACTTCCTGTAACCGTAGGAGTACCAATATACCACTCTTTATTATCTAAGGTACCTGTAGGATTATTATATCCGCTAGTACCCCCAATATATGCATATACTACTCCTCCTACTATAAGTTCTAAAGTTGTGGCAGGAATACTAATTCCTGTAGCCAGACCAGTGCTAAGGGTATTATAAGTATGTGCAGAATTTGAGTTTACAATTGCAACTCCGCCTGCCCCCGCCGCTACACCAATTAAAGAAATACTATCTGTTGCTGTAATTGTAGTAGGGGCGGCACCTGAGCTCCATCCTCCAGGCTTCTCTCCTACTTCTATTTTTACTACTTTTGGCCAATCGGATTGAGTATAAGTGGCGGGTATACTACCACTTGCATATGTATAAGTTGCAGCACTTGTTCCACTTGTATCTGTCCAAGAACCCACACTTCCAGCAAAAGTAAATCTATATAAAGGGTCTGTAAAGTTATTTGCTGTTGCAGTAATTACAATGTTACTACTACCACTACTGTTATAGAGTGGATTACTCCCTTCTTCATCATAGATTAGGGAGTAGTCATCAGATGTTAAAACTACTGTTTTCCCGTCTAATCCAATTGATCCATCTTTAAGCTTAGTGATAGTATAGGTAATTGTTCTCTGTTTAGCTGTATTATCGGGGTCTAGCTTCTCCCTAGCCCTTATAGTAAATACTAGAGGGGTGGTGCTGAAAGATATATTAGCGTTGCTATTATGGAGTACCTTGGAGAGAGCCCCATTAGTAGTAGTAGTATACGACGTAGAGCTGTCTGCTGTCTGGTTTGTTTGTGAGAATCCTGCACCTGTTACATTAACTTCTGCTTCTTGAAATCCAAGGGTATCAATAGCTAAAGTAATATTACTATAGGTCGTCGTTTGCGTATCTGATGAATTATACTTTATTATACTAGTATCGGACGAAGCAACTATTGATCTTGGGTCAGTGGTTAAATCAGGGGTTATGTCTAACCAAGTCATAGTACTTCTAGTGCCCCCTAATGTATACGTGCCAGCTCCCGTAGAGTCGTAACTAACAGGAGCTACTAAGAAATCTTCATCATAGTCTATATCTAATTCTTGCTTTTTAAGAGCTTGCCCTGTAGCAGAAGCTGCAGTCCAGGGTCTATCTAAATACATCACAGTATCGCTAACTATAAGTGCTATTTTTCCTGCGAAGGCACTACCAATAGTTACTACGTCGGGTATTTTTAAATTTAAGAATCCAGAGCCTACAACTTTTGAAGTACCGTTAGTAACACTAACATTGCCTGCACTAGTCCAAATACTAGCGGCACTGGCAATATATTTTATGGCATCGTACCAGTAATCAATCCTACTTCCATATGTAGTAGTATCTATTTTTCTTACTATTAATTTTAAAGCATTAGCGTTAGGGGCTGCCACATCCACCGCACTAAAATCCAGCATTAGATATGCACTTGCATCAGCTGGCCAGCTACTACTAGCTAAAGCAGTACAAGAAAGGGAGTAACTATCTGCGTCGGCTACGGTGTTAGTTTTGGCTCCTTGTAACCTCCCAAAAGGTGCAATAATATAAGAACTATTAGCAAAAGATACTAGTCCTTTAGTACTGCCATCATTAACAGGAGCTGCTAAATCTACTGTAGAAGCTGCTCCTTTTAAAATCCCCCCAAGTCTCCAATTCTTACCTACTTCTTCGAATATGTCATCAATTTTAATGTTAAACTGGGCATGAACAGAATGTCGTCCCTTCGTGCTAATTGTTGTTACTCTTACAGTGTGATAACCATTTTCTACTTGTGTAAAAGTATGAGAGCGCGAATCTCTGTGAACCCTGCTTCCTGACAGCAGCCCATTGGGTGTAGTGAACCCGCCTCCCATTCCAAATGTGCCAAACTCGGGCATGCCGAAAGTATGTTCTACTTTATACTCCCCTAGGTGCTCATACTCTGAAAATGCTCCAGAAGCGCCTTCCGGTAAAGGGCTATCCCACTCTATAACTAATTCTTCCCCAGGACTTGTATCAATAGGAGTTCTTAGTACTCTCAAATTTATAGGAGGAGGAACATCAATAAGAGTATCCTCTCTAGGGTATAAAGGGTCCGGTACTGCTAATGTAAAGTCTCTATCTACTAAGTCAAACTTAGTATTATAGTGCTCTACTGCTGTTATATCAAACTCAGTAGGCCCAGATTCCCCTATACCTAGTATTTTATATTGTTTATAAGAATTAACAGTGGGGGTACCCGATGCATTAGTTTGTTTTATAGCCCACACATCTCCATTTCCAGGAGTTACACTAAAAGGAGTGGCTAATGCAATAGTATCACGCCCTTCAGAAGTTGATTTGGAGCTTATATTTAGTAGTTGCTCTTCTACTATGGTTTCCTCTACAAGCTGCAAGTTTACAGGACGATTACTAGTATCGACTGCACTTACTATATTCCTCTGGGTAGTATCATCAGTAGCGTGAAGGATAGTTGTTGTAGCTCCTCCTATTGTGGCAGAAATTACCTCATCTCCTCTACTAAACGTTGTTGTGCCTCCTGCTGCATTTGCAAGTGTTGCCGACTCTTGATTCAATAGTACGGTTTTTTTAGGTATGATTACAGCTATAGTATATGTGAACGACGCCGTAAGATGATCAGAAATCTCTCTATCAATAGTTATATTAGTATTGGTACAGCTATGTACTCTACCGCTAAAGGGGACCCTAAAGTCTGACTCATCTTGTAGGTTTATTATGTCTCCGGGGCCTAAGAAGGCTGCATTTATACCTGTCTTAAAGGAAACTATCTCTGTTTGGTTAATAGCAGTCCATAACTTCCATCTACCATATCGTATTGCTTGCCCTTCTGAGGTACACCCAAACGCTACAGCTTTCTCACTTTTAACTGTACCTGTTTTAATCTGGTTCTCTCTATCTTCAACTATTATAGTCTCTAACTTATATTCTGCCTCTGGGTTATTCCAGCTAACTATCATCTGATTCGCGCGTGTCTTGCTTCCAGTAGATTGATACTCAAAATTTCCGTCTATAACGTTAGCACGAGTAAAAGTATAAATAGGTTCTTTAGGCTCATCTAAAATTGCACTAAATTGGGAATCTGACCAAAATAGTATGCCCCTAAATACTGTTGCGAAGTCTTTTAGTATCTTGTAGGCGTCAGTAGCTTTTGTTATGTATATATTGGATCTAAAACGAGGCTCAGTGCCTCCCTTACCATCAGGAACTAATTCATCACAGTATTTGGCAACTTTATATAAAGAGAACTTATCAATATCTGTCTCAAGAAGATAGTCCCCTAGCCCATACCTATTATTGGTACATATATCATAGAAAACCCACGCAGGATTATCTGTATATACAAGATTGGGGCGAAACGACCCATCCCAAAGCTGGGGAGTATTCATGGTACCGACATCCCCATCCTCACTGGTACGGGTATACTTTGCACTAAGATTACCAGTCTCTTTCCTAGTAACATAATTAGAGGGAATTTTTACTTTCAGCCCTTCGCATTCGTAACCTCTAGTGGGTTGGCTCTGAAAAGTCTTAGAGCTAAAGGAAGTATTAGCAAACGCAGTATAAGGAAAAGATAACTTTTCTTTTATTAACCCTATAGCTTGAATCAGAGAAGAAGTATAGGTGCCTGCAAGATGTTTACCGTCTACGCCATTGTTGGCCGCTCTTGCAGCATTACCTTTTTCACTTTCAAAAGTGCTACCTATTCCTCCCGCGCGATTAGAGGATGATGAAGTATTTTCTGTTCCAGCAAACCTATGTTCAATAGTATAATCTTCTGGGTCATGTTTAGTAATACGACTTATACGTATTGTAAAACCATTAAAAGGCTGTAGACCTTCTAAATTAATTCTAAACTCTGTTGCAAATTTAGCCGTTTTCTTAAAAACCACGCCCCAGCAAGCAGTATCGTGTGTTCCATCCCCATTACTATCAAATACTGCTGAAGAGTTTCTTCCTGAAACAGGAGGAGCTACAGTATTATAAACCAGGGTACCCCCTGTATGCACTGCTAACTCTATATGATAAGCTACTCCTGCCAAGTATTTAGAACCAGATGATACACTCGTTAAGTAACAGCCAGAAGGATACTGCATTATTAGTTTTACTTCGTCTATCTGTGCAGCCTGTGCGCCCGTAGCGGTTATAGTAGTATAGTTTGAGGTTGAAAACTTTTCTAATGAAGGATTTGATATATTTAAGGATACAGAACTAGTACCTGTACCCTCCAAAGTACTTAAAGCCTCTTGGTCTAAGGTACCTTTAGAGAAAGCCACCTCCGAGTCTTTATATTTCTGAGTAACAGCTCGTTGTCCTAATGCGTTCACAGTAGCTAACGTGTCTTTAGTTATTGTGAAGCTAAAAGTGCCTGTTGCACCAGGAGCGGTAGCTAAAGTTATAGTATTGCCAGTAATAGCAGATATCTTAAAATATCTAGAGATAATAAGTTCATGCTGAGTAGACCCATTTGTATCAGTACTAGTCATGGTGTCATACTTTATGCTTCCGGATGACCAAGCAGCCGTCTGGTTGCTTACATTAATACCGCTGATCGTACCTTGATTAATAATCTCTCCAGAAGCGAGTTTTAGCTGTACTACAGTTTTTCCATCTGTAATAACTCTGCTAGCAGATATAGCCATATTAAATACGGTGGCAAAGGAGTCTCCAGAAGCTCTAGTAAGAGTTGCGGCTTCGGCCATTCCGTCCCAGCTACCACCCGGTACCTCGCCTCCGGGAATATAAGGACTATGGCCAGATATAGTAACTTTTACAGTAGCAATCTTATGTATAAGCAAAAACTTTGAGCCTTCTACGTCTGTTTTAAATACCTCACCGTTTAAGGATACTGTAGCATTAGTACTAGCTGCAGCAATAGCCACTTTAGTTGAACTATTACTATAAACTTGGTCATTATTATCGTCTATAGGATCATTATTTAAGAAGACGCTTCGACTACCATTTACTAGACCTTCAATCTCGCCCTCTGAGATTATATCTGTTACTAGAATATTCTGCTCTGTAGACGCTTGTATAGTATTGTTTATACTATCATTGTTTATAGACTGAACTCTTCTATCTAATGCATTAATCGACTGTTGTGGCATTAGAGTGCTCCTATGGGGCCTAGACTAAAGACAGACCTAAAGGTATTTGATGTGATTCCAGAGACTTCGAAATTAACGGGCTGTCCAGGTACTCGTAGTTTCCCATAAAGTACGGGAACGGGGTCCCCCTCTATTATATTTTGCTGGTTTCCATTGAATAAATAACTTTGTTCTTGGTCAGCATCCGTAGCAGGGTCAGGTGCCATCAGTTGATTAAGGCCCGTCATAGCTAAGTTTATTGCCATCATATATGCTCCAGATTGAATCATTCCTATTGTAGCGGCTGATAGACCTGTTGCAGCTGTAGTTGTTCCGGCAATAAGACCACCCCCCACACCCACCGTAGGAGCAGATGTCATAGCTATAGTACCTAACAGAGGGGCTGCGAATACTGCGAGTGCAACAAGTGCAATAGCTCCCAGTATCTTTGCTCCTCCAGATTTAGATCCTGCGGGAATTGGAGTAATAGTAACATCTCCCTCTTCAAGAACCATCAACATCTCTTCTGCATAATCTAACTTATTACTTGCTACATCTACTTCGAAGCCTATATCTTTTTCATGGCAGTCCACAAGATATCGTTTTAGATCGGGGTAATTACAGTCTATACATCGTATGACATCCTTAACCGTAGGAGCATTGACTTGGAACCCTGTTCCAAACCTTTCTCCCATCTCCCCTTCTAAATATACATTACGCATCATACCGATAAGCTCCTTTTAAATACTTGTGCCAAAATGGGTAAATACTTTCCCTACAGGATAGTCTACTTACTGCGTGGTGGTAAAAACATTCATTACCTATATAAACTCCACAGTGGTTTCCTACATCTGAATTTACATTGAAAATTAGCACATCGTTTTCTTGTAATTCTGTTAAAGGAACGGGAACATGGTTCCATTCCAATATTGTGTCTTCTGTAAAATAATCTAAATCTTTTTCCCACCAATCATCTTCAAACATAGCTCTTGAAGGGATAACTGTACCTCTGCTACCCAAATAGTCTCTCATAGCTTCGAAACAATCCTTTGTACCAAACTCATACTCTCTGCCATATAGCTCTGTAGTATTTTTAATAGGGTCTAGTATAGTAAGCTCCATATCAGGGTAGCTATAAATATAATAAGGAATACCGAGTGCGTTACAATACTTTATGTCAGTTTCACTAGGTTCTGAAGAACTATCAGGATGACTATGCACAATTGCTACAATATCGGTTATTCTTTTCAGCTTTAAATATTCTTGTGAGTCTATAATAAAGTCGTCACCGTCTTCGGCAATATTAGTACACGGAAACCATTTTTTCTTCCCTTTAACTACGGAGATGACCCCGCAGCCTTCCCGAGGGTACTCATCCTTGAAGTGCTCTTGTATGCCCTGTAACACTATCGGAACTTATTGCTCCCTGGGAAGCCTCCAAAAGGTAGTGTAACGGCAGTATTTACCTCGTAGGCAGGAATAGCGTTAGCATTGTAGCTACTGCTGTGTATCTGAGGTACTGCTTGGTACCTTATCTTACAAGAAGTTAGAAGTTTACCACACACATCTCCTCTTATCCACACACTCTCATCTTGTCCTGGAGTTACTCCAGTACTTGGAGCTACCGCTCTCCATATAGTATCGGCATACCTTACATACGGGTTTTTAAGCGGGTCACTATCGTGGAGAGTGTAGGCTGTACTAGCACTATACACTGTATATGTTCTTACTAAAGTCCATTGAGGTATTCTAGCTTTGGGGGCTGTCCCAGTACTATTAGCTTGTGCTCTAAAAAACTCTAAAGGGCTGGTAAAAGTTAGGGATACACCATCATTAATTGTTTGAGCACTGCTTAATTTTATATAAGTTCCTGCGACTTGAACTACAGTACAGCCTGCAGTTACTCCCGAGTTATTAGAAGTCACAGGACCTACCGTGAACCCAACTTGTATATTAACATTAGAAGCCGCTGCATCTACTATAACATTAGTGGAGGCAGAAACAGCTCCATTAGTAGTAGCGGTATACTCTGCTGTAGAATTAACATATTGCCCTGGGGTATACGCAGTAGTACTGACCCACAACCCCTTCCAAGCTCCATTTGCTGTGCCTTGTAGATGTGACGCCAGCACTAAAGGCTCATCATCCTGTGAAAAGTAAAAGCTATACTTTATACTACTTGGATCAGTAGTAGAACCTCCATCGAAGGCATTTATCTGGCTACTAGTGCCCCATCTACAAGCGCTTTTAATACCACTAGTTGCGTGTCCTTGATACTGCCAAGGGCAATATTTTCCTACTACCTGTCGTGCAGGAATTCTTATTCCTCCTAAATCTGCGGGGGAAGAAAGCTCTAACTCGCAAAAAAGGGGGGTTTTTGAAGCTATTCTATCTATTATGAAAGTTTCTGTGTCGAACTCATGTGCGGTAACGGGATTATTACTAGCGTCACGACCAGTATACTTTTCAAGAGTTTTACGCCGAGTAATCCGCTGCCCTACTAAATGATCCATTCTAAAGTTTTGAGCTATTATTAGTTCTCCGTCTATTGTTCCGTCCCAGGTTCCGTCTTCCATTTGTGTTTTAAAATCAGAACCTTGCTTTAATATGCTTTCAACATTAGCTATACTAAGTGTGGGGCGATTATGAGCGCCTGAAGTAGCTTTCTCTATATCAGATATGAAAATAGGTAAAGTTACATAAATAGCCCCATCAAATAGTAAATCATTAGCAGCAGTACCATCATCTAGATCTTTGGCTGAATGAAAAAATAATTTATTATTAGAACCAGAGCCTATAGTCAGCTCATACAGCTCTATTATAGGACTTATTACCTCTAAGTTTTGGGAGTCAGTTACTATTGCATTTGTCATGTTTCAAATACTCTTTCAAATGTAGTGCTTAAATTATAAAATAAGGAATGAGTATACCCAACAGACCACTCTGAACAAATAACTTTTACCTCTCTTTCATTAGGGTTGGTAAAAGTTAATGCAGTATTGATAGTTTGGGAAGTACTTAGTACTACATTGACCCCATTAACACCGGATACACTTTCCACAGTAGAACCCCCAAGAACTCCTGTGCCTGTTACAGTTGCACCCACGGAAATATTCAAATTATTAGAGCCGCCAACCATAGTAACTGCCGTACCTGACCCAGCCCCTGTACCTGTATATGTAGTAGTTGAGTTAGTATCTGGGTATGTGAAACTAAAGGAAGCAACCCCCTTCTTAGACTCAAAGAAAGTTACGATATCATCAATTTCCGTCTTATTACGATTGTTAAAAGACACACTAAAACTAGACCCAACAGAGTTTAAACCGTCCGCGACTCTTTGCTGGTACCCATCCCCAAACTT